GTTGGTATATACCGGAGCACTTGCGCCGGCTGAAACTAATATTTGATTAGCAGTACCAGGACCAACAAACCCAGTAGTATTGGCCGCACTTTGATAAACTAATTGTCCGGTAGTACCTGCTAATATGTTGGCCGCATAACCAATTTGTGCAGTAGACGTCGTAGTCCATTGCGGTGCTGTTGCACCTGCATTAACTGATAAAAATTGTCCAGCAGTACCAATGGCTAACATGCCTGTGGCATTGGCGGCTGTTTGATAATGGATGCTACCTGTAGCACCTGCTAGTACGTTGGCCGCATAGCCGACTGAAATACTAGCAGTGTTAGTATAAGTAGGAGCACCTGTGCCAGCTGATACCAGTAGTTGACCACTAGTACCAGGACCTGCGAACCCAGTAATGCCAGGTGCTGATTGATAAACCAATTGGCCAGCAGTGCCACCTGCAACGTTACTTGAAGTAGTAACTGTGCCTGTGACGTTACCAGTGATGTTACCAATGATACTACCACTGGCATAGATAGTGCCGTTGACCTGTAGTTTATAAGCACCTTGGCTGGTCGTGTATCCCATTAAACTGTAGCCGTTGGTGTCGATCCTATTATATTCAGTATTGTTCACACTAAAAGTTATAGGTGACCCAATAGCGTTGACAGTACCAGTGGTGATTGCACCAGCACTGTTTTGTAAGAACGACAAATTACTAGCTATAGTCATATTGATTTTCCAAATTATTCACTGTATTTACCAGTGAATAGATTAAGCCTGAGCTTCGCCCCAACGTAATACCAAGTTAGCGTTAACAGCACTACCCTGTGTCACATACACGTTGATCATCAGCACGTCTGGACCGTTTGGATAAGTTCCTCTACCTCCGATTGGAGTATTAGTCAACTCTTTCAATGGTGATAGATCTAGTCCGTCTTTTGAACTTGGGCTTGAGATAAAGGAGAAAATAGTTTCACCCGGTGATGCATATTGATTTCGACTAAAAGTCAATGCTGTACCGTTTTGAATCTGCCCAACTAGTGCGGCACTTAATGTAACAGTACCTGCACCAATCGACGACACAGTTGTAGCACCTTGCAAGAACACACTACCAGAAACAGCATCACCTACTTGTAGGTTAGTGTTGGTTGTTAGTGTAAGTGTTGTAGTACCGGTGTTGGCAATAGCACCTAAGTTAATGTTTTGCGTAAAGGCATTATCGAATGTAATACTTGATCCGGCCGCCACTTGGCTAAAGCTAGGCTGTCCTGTACTGGTTAAACTGTTCCAGGTAACGTTAGCAGTGTTTGTGGGATAGTTACTTGGATTTAGTACTCCTTCAATGACCAAAGCCTGACCAGCCGCCGCACTACCCGCAGTAATTTCAATACCTTGTAGTAACAATTGAGCGCGATTAATCAATTCACGTACACCTAAGTCGCCTGTGATAGCATTACTAACGCTGGGTGCTAGACGAATAGCAAACGCTGTGGTTTTTCTAACCTGAGCACTGACGTTAGTAGCTTGGTAGTTAAAAATGTAACCACGGTCATTGTCAAATTGTCCGTCTGTTAAGAATGCTGAACCCCAATGGCTGATTACCGGACTGGCTGTTTGACCAATGACGATAACGCCTGCTCCTGCTGAGTGTGCCGCGGCTGAACCGCCTGAGAATGTTCTGTTGGTGCCCGCAACCCATTGTGTAACAGTGGCCGCTCTGGTAAGTCCACTTAACACCGCAGTACCACTACTGGCAGTTCTAGCGGTATAACTGATCTGTTCATTATCAACCAGTACAACTCCTGCACTTGGAAGATAAGTTACATCGGTAACAGTCATCTGTGTGCCCACAGAGCTAAGAGCGTCTGTTAATGTTGTACGACCACTTTCGTTTTGTACTTCATAACGAACCGGCATGTTACCCGAACGCATATAAGCTTCTGTATTAACGTTGGAATTTTTTACACGGTGTACAGTGATATAATTTCCGTCTGGGCCACGTAGCATCCAGTCAATAAATCCAGCACCGTACCATGTCCATTGTAGGCCAATCATCTGCATCTTGTTGGGCAATAGATTGTATCCGCTTGGATTATATACACCGTTTGATCCATCGCAACGATCTATGTTCCACTGATATTGAGGATATAAAAGATCTTTAACCTTGAGCATTTTAGTGCCAGATGCGGATGCACTGCCTCTATAGTCAGGTGTCACATACATAGTTGTATTATTGGTAATAGCAGAAACCACGTGAGTCATACCTTTGATAACCACGCGATCACCTGCCGCCAATTGTTCAGTAAATCTTGAATTAGTTCCTGTAACTAGGTTAGAATCTGGTGTCACTGCCACAGTACCCGCAGTCTGTGCAGTGGCAGTTCTTAGGCCCAGCGCCATCAGCTGGCCGTCATACTGCCAATACATACCATTTTGATCGTCAAATGTTCCTGCACGAACAGTTGAACCATACCAGGTAACCATAGATACTAGGCAAGGTGTTGATAATACCGCTGTGGTAGCACCTAACAAACTGGTTGATAAGAATGTAAATGTACGTTCGTCTACAATGGTAGCCACAGTGTAGTTACCGTTATAACCTGTAGTGGTTACTCCGCTGATAGCAATTACTGCGCCAGCCTGTAGTCCGTGATCGATATCGTCAGTGATCACTGTTACTGTAGATCCAATACTGGTACCACTGGCTGTGATGCTACGGACATCGTAGTTGGGTGCAAACAGAGCACCTGTATTATAGTTGATTGATTTACCAGATTGATAACGGATATATTTCTTACTCATACGCACAGCCTGGCCGCCGTGTGCCGGACCGCCGGTGCCCAAACTTACACCGCCGTCGAAGGGTCTGTGAACATAAAAACTATCTGAGCGAACATACACGCTTCCAGCAGGAGTACCAGTAATAGTTCCCACATTTCTAGCAGGGTAAGTCAGTGTAGTTGCACTAGGCACACTGGAAATATAAAACGGTCCTTGGCATAATGTATTATTATTAGAACCGTTATCGCTGGTAATAGCAACATAAATGCTGTCGCCCGGAACTAACCCGTGATTGCTGGTAAAAGTTACAGTTACAGTGCCAGTAGTGGTTGCGCCACTGCCTGCTGTTGAAAATGTAGGTGTACCAATAGATCCGCCGGTATAAAATCCGCCTTTTCTAATCTGTGTGTATACCTGGTTAACAGATTGACCAAAACTTGAACCTACACGAGCTTTGGCATAATATTTAAATGATGTTGGTGTTGGGACACTGTCAATGACAAATGATCCCTCTGCTCGAGCATATCCACTTACACTGGCATCAAGACCTTTGATTGTGATCGCAGTGCCTGTGGTCAACTGATGTGCGGCCGAGCAAGTGACTGTGATTAAACTTGCAATATCTGTGGCCGCTCCAAACGAATAGTCTGATGTAGTGGCTGTGATGGTTTGCAAGTCTGTACCTGGAATTTCATAAATGCCGGGATAACCTCGAACCATACTGATAGTCTGCCACTTGGTAGGCTGTAGTCCGTATTCAAAGTCAGCGTCCAGCATACTTTGTGGCAATGCTACACGAGTACGTTCAAATGCATCTGTGCCCATAGCCCACGGACGAACTGTTAATTCGTTCTTTTCAACAAATATTTGCAGTGTGTCACCGGACGACATGCCGCTGGTACTATACCCCAGCGTGATAGTGGTTATACCATCTGCGTTGTTTAATGTAGTCGGAAAAGCCGCAGTGTTTGCCCGGCTAAATCCTATACTGGTATTAGTATATCTGTTATCTGCAAAATTATAAATTACTGTATTTTTGGTAGTATTAGTAATTACTAAAATTTGGTTGAGGTCCCATTTACCCGGGATAGCAATAGTTCCTGCACCTGCTCCGCCAGGTGTAAAAACATAAGTTCTCATTAATTGCTTGGCCATTTTAAAAAATCCTTTTCTTTATTTGTTTAGTTACAGTCCCATGGCCACTGCCATTGCTGTAGCAAATCCGTTGACATCAGTACCGTTTTGTTGTAAATTACCTACTACATTTAAAGTACCGTTTATGGTACCGCCACTACTACTTATAGCATTCGAAATGCTCACTGAGTTGAAGCTGATGACTCCAACTACTACACCGTTTGCTGGAATACTGCTGAAAATAACACTTGAACCGTTGTTAGCGGTATAGGTAGTGGGCATCTGCAATGTACCGTTTTGGTAAACCTGAACTGTTGCTGTGCTATAAGTAGTGGCAAAAGTTGTTGTGGTACCATTTGACGTGTATTGATTAAATGTATATGCCTGTTGAGCATTTACAGCATAATTCTGGCTGACCACTACACGAACAATATCGTTAACATTGCGTCCGTTGTTTAATACCACCGAGGTACCATTGCTGGCAGTGTAATCACCAGAAGCAAGATTAACACCGTTAGCATATACCTGTATCTGGCCAACTGTGTATCCGCCACTAATGGTGAATGTAGTTTGACCCGCTGTGGCTGTGAACTCTTGTATACTTGTAGGTAATACCTGTGCACCGTTGGTATAGATATTACCGGCATACAATGCCCCACCGATACCTGCTCCGCCTACTACCTGTAGAGCACCAGTAAGGGTTGAAGTAGCACTGGTCACTCCGGTGATAACAAGGTTAGTACCAGTTACTGTACCACCAACAAACATACCTCCACTGACACCTACACCCCCTGTGACTATCAATGTACCACTGGCAGTAGATACAGTAGGAGTGTCCCATTTGTTCATGGTCACTGCTACCATGGTGTTGGTCACTGTGGTAGCAGTGACTGCCACCAAGAATTTCATCTGTGTACCAGTTGTGGTTGTGCCAAATACCAAATCACCGTTACCGGCAGTGGCATTTTTACCAACCATAATATAGCCATCATTGGCTGTCAGTGCTGTGCCTAAACTGTTGGCCTGTGTGCCATCCCACTGACTGCTGGTAATACCCATGTCAATATAAGCATTGCCCAATGTTACGTTGTCTGCTGATGCAACGATATCAGTTGATGCTTTGGCGCCACTATTAACGTTTTGTACGTTAATTTCCATGTAGTCATTATAATTACCAGAGGCCTGGAACATGGTCTGACCAAATGGTGTATAGTTGGCCACACCTGCATACAGCGCACCGTTACCTGTGGCATCACCGAGGAACACACCGCTGGTAGCAGTAACTTGACTTACCAAAATACCTGCATTAGTACCAGTAATAACCCCGTTGACTGTTAAATTGCCTGAAACAACTGCGTTTCTTCCCACAGTTAGATCATATGCTACTCCGATGCCGCCTGCAACATATAATGAGTTAGCAGATAAAGTTGCAGTACTCGATGCAGTACTGGCCACAGTCAACTGATTGGCAAAATAACTGTTACCCGAAACTCCAAGACCACCTGCACTAACAACTAATGATTGACCCACAGCCTGTGATGCACTGGCAACACCAGTGGCCGTCACTGTGACCTGAGTAACATAAGCCGGTGTGGCTCCGTTACTGGCCAATACGGCCCCAGGTGTTCCGCTAACAGCCAACATGCCTGTGGCATTAGCGGCTGTTTGATAGTGTATACTACCGGCCGCGCCGCCTAACACGTTGGCCGCATAGCCAACTTGAATTGTTGTGGTATTGGTATATACTGGAATGGCCGCGCCAGCTGATACTAACAGTTGACCTGCTGTACCTGGTCCGACAAACGCAGTGGTGTTGGCCGCACTTTGGTAGACTAATTGACCAGCAGTACCGGCCAGTATGTTAGCTGAGTAACCAACTTGTATTGTTGTAGTATTGGTAAATGCAGGGGCGCCTACACCAGCCACTAAAATTTGATTTGGTGTACCTGTGCTTAAGAAGCTGGTAACGTTAGGAGCACTTTGATAATGCAACGATCCACTACCGCCGCCCGATATACTTCCAGCATAGCCAATAAAGAATGTTGAGGTATTAGTGAATACTGGACCAGTTGCACTAGCACCCGCCGATACTAGTATCTGTCCACTAGTACCCGGACCAAAATATGATGTAGCATTAGCCGCACTTTGGAATGGAACTTGGCCAACTGTACCTGCTAATAAATTAGCCGCATAGCCAATCTGTGCAGTAGATGTTGTTGTCCACTGAGGTGCAGTAGCACCTGCGTTGACTGTTAAAATTTGTCCAGCAGTGCCGATTGATAAGAATGTACTGGCATTGGCACCTGATTGATAACGTAAGCTACCTGCGGCGCCACCTAGGTCATTAGCTGAATAGCCAACTTGTATAGTTGAAGTTGACGCAAAGGTTGCTGTATTTGCACCCATTTGCAATAAAGTATACTGTGAACCTGTACCAATAAAACTTGTAACACCTGGAGCAGTTTGGAAAGGTATTTGACCTAATACGCCACCTGCAATGTTGGTAGCAGTTGTAGAATTACCTGCAGAGATTGCGCCTAATGCTGTCCATTGAGGCGCACTAGCACCGGCAGTCAGTACATACCCAGAGGTACCTAATGCCAACATTCCTGTAGCATTGGCCGCTGTTTGATAAGGCAAACTACCTGCCGCGCCTGCTAATAAGTTAGCACTATAACCTACCTGCTGTGTTGAAGTATTTGTTGATAGTAATGCACCTGCAATGGCCGCAAACCCAACTTGCGTAGTTGATGTACTTGTTGGTAGTAATACGCTTGCAGTAGTTGCAAATCCGACTTGTACAGTTGTAGTATTAGTAAATGATGGAGAACCTACGCCTGCTACTAACAGTTGACCAGGAGTACCTGTGCTTAAGAAGCTGGTAACGTTAGGAGCACTTTGATAGTGAATAGCACCATTACCGCCTGCTAGTACATTAGCTGAGTAACCAACTTGTACAGTTGTAGTATTAGTAAATGATGGAGCACCGACACCTGCTACCAATAGTTGACCAGGAGTACCTGTGCTTAAGAAGCTGGTAACGTTAGGAGCACTTTGATAGTGTAGTGAGCCATTACCGCCAGCTAGTACGTTGGCCGCATAGCCAATTTGAATACTTGAAGTTGATGCAAAAGTTGCGGTGTTCGCGCCCATTTGCAATAGAGTATATTGAGATCCTGTACCTATAAAAGCAGTAGCACCACTAGCTGTTTGGTATGGAATCTGACCCAATAAACCTGCCGCAATATTAGAAGCAGTGGTTGATGCACCGACATAGATAGAAGATGTTGTAGTGAAGACTGGTGCGCCAACTGCCGCAACTAACAGCTGACCGGGAGTACCTGTGCTTAAAAATGCTGTAGTGTTTGGAGCACTTTGATATAAGATAGAACCATTGCCGCCGGCTAATAAATTTGCACTATATCCAACCTGTATACTTGAAGTTGTTACAAATGATGCAGTGTTTGCACCCATTTGCAATATGGTATATTGTGTGCCTGTACCGATGAATGCAGTAGCACCGCTACCAGTTTGATATGGAATTTGTCCTAATGAGCCGCCTAACAAGTTAGTCGAGGTTGACGATGCGCCGCCAATTGTTGTACCACCAGCAGTTACTCCATCATGGAGTCTAAGTTGTTTGCTGGTTGTGTCGACCGTTAGTTCACCAATAGCACCTGTGTAGGTGTTATTCTGTGTTGCGGTTCCTCTTTTTAATTGTACTTGTGTAGACATGCGTTATTCCGTTTAAAATATTCCAAAGTCAAAATAATTTTGACCAGTAGGATCGTCAATTGTTCCAAAATCAGCAGTAAGGCCTTGCGCACCAGGGATAAAGGCAATATAAACTGAACTAGTGCCTGTGCTGGCCACGCTGATTCCTACTTGACCAATGATACTTGCTGTGGTTAAAACTGTTTTGTTATTTACAACTAGATTAGTTCCAGTATAGACTAATGCATTAGTTAATGTGGTAACGCTGGGAGCTAGCTGATAAGGTATCTGACCTGCTTGCCCGCCTAGCAAATTTGTAGCATTTGACGCAGTGGTAGATGATCCGCCAACTAATACACCATTGCTGTAAATGTTACCGGCATAAATTGATCCACCTACTCCTAGACCGCCTGTGACTAATACTGCGCCTGTGGTAGTTGATGTTGATGTTGCTGTACTGGTTACAACTAATGTTGTGGCTGTTAACTCGCCGCCGACAAATAGTCCTCCATTAATGCCCACACCCCCCACTACGGTTAGAGCACCTGTTGACGTAGAACTTGCGCCAGCAGTACTGGTTAATACTAATCTGGTTCCAGTGGTTACCCCGTTAACATTTAAGCCGCCGTTAATACCAACACCGCCTAGTACTTGGAAAGCACCCGAAGTTGGGCCAACTACACCTGTGGTGTTACTTACTGTGGTAATTCCAATAAAATTTGAATTGCCGCCAACTGTTAAATTAAGGCCAATACCAACACCGCCCTGTACTTGCAGAGCACCGGTGTTAGTTGATATTGATTGGATTGTGCTGGCTAAAGTCAGCGTACTTTGATAGCGAGGAGCACTGGCTCCGTCGCTGACTAAAACTTGCCCTACACCGCCAGGCCCAAAAAATCCTGTATTACCACTAGAAACTTGGTAAGGAATTTGCCCTGCAGTTCCACTTTGTAGGTTGGTTGCAGTAGTGGTAATGCCTTGAACAGACGCATTAATAGTACCAACTACTGTTAGATTTCTGCCTACCCAAACGTCAACGCCCACTCCTACTCCGCCTGCAACCTGCAAGGCACCTGTTACAGTTGAAACTGCGTTAACCGTTGAGAGGATAGTGCCCGTGGTTGATACCACAAGGCCTTTTTTGACTCTAAAGTCCTGGTTCGTTGCCATTTAGTTTCCCTTTCCACCAATAGGCTGGTTTGTTGATATATTTATACTATATCAAAGATTTGGTTTAATTAAAAAAAGAATAGGGCCCAAAAGGCCCTATTTTTATGCAATCAGCTGTTACGCTGTCATTGCAGTTCTTGCCACTTTGATCACCATAGATGACGGAGTGTAGTTTGGAGTAAATGTCAATGTCATTGTACCTCCACTGTATCCTGCATCAAATGATCCTAGTTCACCTGTTGAAGTCGCAATAGCATATTCAGTTAAGAATGCGTTTGTACCATCATGGAACAATAGGATTTCTTCTGCATGTATCTTAACACCGTCTACAATTTGAACAATATATTTTGCAGTTCTATAGGTAGCTCCACTATATGTGTCTAAGTTAACCAATGCGCTAGTAGTAATTGCTGAGCTGGTGTAACTTGATTGTAAATTGTTATTACTAAACAGTGCATTAATTACTGAACCTGCGGCCGCTGTACCAGCAGTAATACTACCACCTAATGTAATACTCTTAGCGAGACCCATACCACCTGTGGTTACAATGGAGCCAGCGTTAGTAGCATTACTGTCTGTGACGTTGTTTACCTGTAGGGTGTTGTTTAGTGTTGTAGAATTGGTTACTTGGAAAGTTCCACCAACTGTACCGTTACCGCTAACTGTCAAACTTGTTGCTGTAAAGTTAGTAGTAGTTGTACCACCGTTCAAGAATGTCTGTTGTGTTACAGATAGCTGACCAGCAATAGTAGCAGTGCTGGCTACATAGATATCTTTAGCAATACCAACACCACCAGCTACCTGTAATGCACCAGTTGTAGTTGATGCCAAACTAGGTGTAGTGCTACTTAATACTAGTGATCCAGCAATGGTAGCAGTTGTGCCAACATACAAATCTTTAGCAATACCAACACCACCTGTTGTTTGAACAGCACCAGCAGTTGCACTGGCCAACGTTGGTGTTACGTTATTGTGATATGCTATTCCAACAAAAGTAGCAGTAGTACCAACATACAAATCTTTGGCAATTTCTACACCACCGGAAACTTCAACTGCGGCTACTGCAGGAGCTCCACCTAATGTCGGAGCGGTGCTGGTAGCAAAAATTGTCCCAGCGATAGTAGCAGTTGTGCCAATGTAGATATCTTTAGCAACACCAACACCGCCAGTTACCTGTACCGCACCAGCAGTTGCTGAGCCTAGTGATGGTGCAGTGTTAGTTGGAAGTAAAATTCCTGCGATAGTAGCAGTAGTACCAACATAGATGTCTTTGGTAATACCAACGCCACCTAGCGTTTGGATTGCACCAGCAGAGGCTAAACCTAAGCTAGGTGTTACACTGGTTGCAGTCATTACGGTAGTGCTTGCACCACCATTTAATAATGATTGACCTGTGACTGTTAATGTAGTGCCAACTGTTAATGCATTTGTCACAGTCAATGCGCTGGCTGTTGCACCAGCATTGAGAGATACATATCCACTAGCAGAAATCTGTGCGGCTGATAATGTACCAGTTACACTTGGGCTAGCTGAGAATACAATATTACCGGTACCTGTTGCACCAGTTGAGGTAACACCTTCAAGTGTAACACGACCAGTAGCAGTAAAAGCACCACCAACAAATAATCCTCCTGCAACACCAACTCCACCAGCAACTGTCAGTGCACCTGTTGTGCCGCTGATCGTACCATTAGTGCCAGTTACCGCAATGTTAGCAAATGTACCAGTAGTAGCAGTAATTGTGTCTGCACCACCGTTAACAAGATTAAGGTTACCGGCAACGTTAATGTCACCACCAACATATAGGCTCTTAGCAACGGCCACACCACCTAAGGTTATGAAAGAACCTGTGCTAGCACCAGAACTTGCGCTATCAGTTGTTCCAGAAACTACGATGTTTGTGGTTGTAAAGACTGTGCCATTATACACCAATCCAGCATTGAATACTGTTGATCCAGGAGCACTTTGATAAGGTATTTGATTAACCAGTCCGCCGGCGATGTTGGTAGCTGTTGTAGAATTACCTGCGCTCAGAGCACCAACGCTGGTCCAAGCTGGGTTACCACCACTGACCGATAAGATATAACCGTTAGTACCGATCGGCAACATTGATGTTGAACCAGCCGCAGTCTGGTATGGTAAACTGCCGCTTGCTCCACCTGCTAGGTTAGTGGCAGTATTAGCATAATAAATGGTACCATTTAATTGTTGTACTGCGCTGTTCCACAGTACGTTAGAGTTGACTAGGTTACCACTAGCGTCTGAGAATATAACACCGCTGTTTGTGGTCAAGTTAGCCACTGTTGCGCTGGCCGCACGTATATTGTTAGAGCTGTAAATTGCACCAGTTACACCAATACCACCGACTACCCGTAGCGCACCTGTGCCAGTTGATGTGGCATTTTGTGTGTCCTGTAGATACGCACTGCCAGTTCTAAATGTACCAAGTGTTGCATTGGAAAAGTCTCCACTAGCACCTTCTGCCCCGGCATTATACCAGTGTAGTTCTTTAGTAGCATTGTCTAATACCAATGCCGCATTGGTATCAGTTGAATTTGTATAATAGCGGAAACGGAAACCAATGTCTTTACCATCGTCAACAAACCAAGGAGAATAAACACCACCTGGTGGTGTATGGATTTCAAGGATGCTATCTGTATAGTATGTGTTGGTACTCAATACATAAGTTGCTGTACCACTGAATGTTACAGGACCTTTGAACAATGCCGCACCACTAATAGTCAATCCGCTATCTGCGTAAATACCACCTTGGGTATAAATCGCGTTGGCAGTGTTAGTAGCAGTGTTGTACTGCGTACTCATCACAATCAAGTTGTTGTTTATATAAGCGCCGCCAGTTACTGTCAACGCACCTAGACCGGCACTGGTAGCAGAAGTAGCATTAGAAACACTAGCAACTCCGCTGACACTTAATGTGCCGCCAAGTGCTGTAATATTTGTACCGGTAACAAACAGAGCACCACTGAATGTGTTTATTGCTCCGTTAAAAAGACTAGGACCGCCTACTAGTAAATTATTTGTTACGGTGGCCGCACTAATGGTCGCCCCGCCGTTTAATCCACTAAAGCCGGTTACTGTTAACGAATTAGTTACAGTAAATACGTTAGCTGTTGCTCCACCATTCAATGAAGTTTGACCAGCTACAGCTAGTGTGCTGTTTAAATTAGTTGCTCCCCAGACTGTAGCAGTTGAGCCAACTACTATGTTTTTTGCAATTGCCGCCCCGCCATTAACTTGTAGCGTACCGGTTTGCCCTGTTGATGTACTCGCAAAAAAAGAGCCTTCAACCAGGACACCTGCTTTGGTTACAAAGTCTCTAGTAATTGATGTTAGTGCCATTTTTTATATTCCTTTTTTATATTGACATTCCTGTCCTAAATGTCTTTATTACCTTGTCCGAAGCTTGATATGCTGTAAAGTATAATCTTACTATGTTATCTCCCTGCACATCTGCCGCAAATTCCCCTAGTTCTCCAGAAGATGAAACAACCGCATATTCTGTTGCATAAATTGTTCCTATATTGTCTACTAGTAACAGTATTTCAATAACTTCAAAATTTGCCCCAGCGCCCACTCCCTCTGATATCTGTATTACGTATTTGGACGCCCTAAAGTCGCCCATTGAATAACTATCTACTACAACAGTATCTGTATTATTTACCATAAGATATGAAGAATCCATGACTGTATCCGCAATTTTAATACTTTCTGAGCAGATTCTTTTAGCCACTCCCAGGCCGCCGTCGATAATCACTGCACCTGTTCCAGTACCGGTAGATTCGGTAGTGTTGGCAAAACGCACAACATTTGTAGTAGTCGACCCTCTACCTGTGACTGTTTGCAATGTTGAAGTGTTATTAATAACTAACACACCTTGAGTACCGGTGTTAGCAATAAAAATGTCTACGCCTGCAAAAATACTTTGCCCCAGGCTAGATGTAGTGATTACAGGAACGCCGGCGCTGTAGATTGTGCCACCTAACCATAGATCGCCTCCTGCAGAAATACCTCCACCGACAACCAGCGCACCGGTACCTACTGAAAATGCCGACGCAGTATTTAGAATGGTAATCTGTTGAGTAGTAGTGGACCCTCTCTCAGAGACTGACTGTAGAGTACTGGTATTCCAAACAGTTACTACTCCAGTTGAACTACTAACTGCGGTGTCTGTGCCAGCAAGTACTGTGGTTTGAATTACATATCGATTCAGCGTAGCAGTGGTAATAATTTCGGCGCCGTCGATCGTAGAAGTATTATTAATGTTAACTGCACCGCCGACACCAACACCACCTGTAATTACTAGGCCGCCAGTGTTTGTGGAAGTACTTTGTGTACTGGTAGTAATAGTAATATTTGTTGCGGTAAGCACCGTTACAACACTGGAATTTTGGCTTTGAATGGCCCATGCGGTTCCATTCCAAACGTAGGTTTTGGTGCCTAGGACATACGTGTCTCCTGGGTTGGGGTTATTTGGAAATCCTAATGACATATTTTTTACTCTTTATAATTGTGCAATTTGTAACCAGAATCTATCACCACCATCATTGATCCACTGATATTGTGCTAACGATGTAAGATCTATCCAATAGTCTCCTACCCTGTTAGTTGATGTTGTGGGAGCCTGGACTCCAACAGTTACTCTAGGAGTATAAAGTAGATAATCTTCGTCGGCATTACCTGCGTTTGAATAAATGTTTCCGGGAACATTTAATGTGTTAGTGCCTGAGGTAAAATAACTGCTGGTTGATTCGGTAACATAGGTCAGTGCAACGTCACTTCTAATAGGACTGTAGTCGACAATAGCATCTGTTAATCCTAGATAATAAGACTGTAAAGGACTTACATCATTAATGAATACATTGTCAGAGTTGGTTGCTGTTTGTGCAGTTCCTGCCGACAGTGCTCCGATACTATTCCAGAAAGGCACATGCCCGTCTGATACCAATACTTGGTCAATGGTACCAATTGGCAATAGTGTAGTAACACCTGAAGTAGTTTGATAAGGTAAGCTACCTCTGTCTCCGCCTTGTATATTGGTAGCGGTAGTAGCAACACCGACTAAGTTACCAAAGAAGGTAGTAGCGGTAACATTATTTTCTACATAAACATCATTAAAAAATGCGTCTCTAGGATTATCTTTTCCGATGATCATCCTGTCTAATACGCCGTCAATGCTTGATTGTATTGTTACTTTTCCGCCTAGTGTAGGCTGAATAATAACGTCGGCACTAGCAGGACTTAATGTCACAGAGCCCAGGCCAGTAACATTCAATTCTCTAATCACATTTAAATCTCGGCCAATTCTAGCGTCTTGATTAACGTAAAGATCTTCTCCAATGCTGGCGCCGCCAGTAACCTGTAAGGCACCTTCGCCTTGATTATTAGCCTGCTGTGCTGAAAGAATTCTTACAATACCACCAATGTTAGCATTATCTCCAATACCAACGCCACCTAATACTACCAATGCTCCAGAATTAGTACTTGTAGACAGTGTACCTAATCCTAAACCAGTATCTGCATTGATCTGTAGGTATCCGCCTCCATTATAATAAAAAGTAGAACCAATGCTAATTTGATTGTCAACACCGTCTACAAGGTTATCACCACCAAGTGCAATGTTACCACTGCCTTTGGTCATGTTGTTTGCTACCTCATGCCCGATAAGCAAATTATAAGAACCTGTGGTTAAACTATTGGCTAAATTATGTCCTAAGAAAAAGTTTTGTCGACCATTGATTAAATTATTTGCCGCATTTATACCTACTGCAATATTATCATCATATACTGTGGTAATAGAAATCAAGCCGCCGCTGTCATAGGCAGTAAATGTACCAGTTAATGGGGTTGTTAAATTTATATCTGTGTATAAATTAATGTCATTTGCAGTAATTGGATCGGCGTAATATGTATTATTATTAAGTTCTGTGGTTCCAACCACTCCGGTGATAAGAATCTCTGTACCGGAGGTAATATTATGTCCGGAGGCTGTTATGGTAATAAATCCAGTAGTGCTAACTCCTGTGATACCGATCCAAGGAATGCTGTGATATACTCCGATGTTTTGTAAACTACCGTCACCAATAGCAATTGTCTGTATTACTCCTGTGCCAGTGCCAATGGCATTACGACCAATTGCCACTACCTTTAATGAAGTGTCGATCCCCAACAGAGTGTCCCAGCCTATGGCAATACTTGATTGCCCGGTCGGACTGCCATCTTGAGCTATGGCGCCAGTGCCCTGTAAGACTACGTTATTTTTGCCTTTAAACCCTTGACCAACAGTTATTCCATTTACATGGATATCGTCTCCGGTCCACATGCCGGCTTGTACGCCAATGCCTCCTTGGACAACTAATACTCCGGTGAAAGTGCTGGTGTTAATAACATTGCCGGCAACAATCACAGTGCTTGTACCAGTACCCACAATTTGTATATTTTGATTAGGCACATTGCTATACATAGTACCTGATGTAAATTGTATGTTACCAAGACTAGATCTATAAGTAGTAATTAATTTCTCATCGGTTACAATTGTATAACCTGTAGACGTACTTGGTGACGGCGGTAGCTGAGGTTGCGCTCCCTTTAGGTCAATAAATTGACCACTTCCACCTCGTCTTAGCGTTGACCCACTTAATAATCCTGGCATTATATCATCCTATTATGCGTTAGCTGTTTGAAGTATACTCATTATCAATTGCATAGTGCCTGTACTGTCGGTATATGCACGAATGCTGTCTAGTTCTTCAACGATCATTTTACCCGATAACGGTGTTCCTGCATCGTTAGGAGGAATAGCAAAATCTCTTACCAGCGCACTTGCTGTTTGCCCTGGCTGGCCGCCAAATCCTTGAGCATCTGCTAGAATTGTTCTATACCTAAAGTGTTCAAAACTTACCACATGTGTTTCGGTACTTAAATTTGCCACCTGAGCCATCAATACAATGGCAGTAACACCAATAGGTGCAGTATAGACCGTAGCCGTAGTACTGGTGGTCAACATTGCTGTTTTTGTTAAAAATTTGTTTAATGGTAACTGTGCCATATTATATTATTCCTGTTTTACTCAATTGCCAATATGAACGGTGTCATGTTAGCATATAAACTTTGTACAAATGTTCTTCCGGATAACACACCAGTTGCCTGACTAATTACCAATCCTGGACCAATACGGAAGTCACCGTTTTGATCTGTTGAAGTAAAGAACACCTTACCACTATTTAACTGAACTGTTTCCTTGCTTTGAACAGGGTCAGCAACTCCGCGTTGAGGTAAAGCACCGTAGTCTGTGCCTGCGCCCACGTATTCAAACACATAACCGGACGCACTAATATAACTACGCTGATAGAAGTTTACAGTTGATCCGTCTGGGAACAAGTCGGGTCTAGTCACCGCTTCTCCCATTTCTACAATATGATAAGTTCCTGGACGACTCCAGTAGCTCAATCCACTGTAAACACTGTTGTAATTTCCGCCTGATTCCAAATCATAAAGAATCTGTTGAAGAATTAACTTGATGTCTCTGGCGCATTTATCTGAATTATAGTCAGTTGCTCCGGTAACACTGCCTAGGTAAATCCTAACATAGGCCGCAACTTCTTCGGCTAAGAAATCTATGTTACCTTCAATTAGTGTAATGGCCGCGCCTGCACCTGTAGGAATTGTCCCCGAAGTGGTTATTAGGCTAGGCGGAACTACATTCTTAGCCGCGTCAATATCGGGCGCATTGATAATGTTGATCATTTGATCAAATCTTAAATCAATAAACGGTTGTGCGGCGGCTCCACCGGTAATATTACCTGGAATAAATTGTGTAACAAGATTTCCTGACGAAGTTGTAACAGCAATATTAGCAATAACTTCATCTACTTTTTCTTTTAAGTATTCTATTGTTTGAGCATGTGCCGCAATTTGGCCAATACTAGGTCCTTGATAGAACGAGTTAGTGTTGGTTGCTAAAATGTTAGTGTTCGGAGCATATGGACTAGTTGCCACAACACTTGTTTGTACTGTGTAATAACTGTTACCGCAGAAATACAGTGTAAAGAAAGTAGGGTTAGTAACGTCGCCACCGCCGTGAGTCAATGCTTGGTTAAGTGTAATACTATTATATCCAACATCTGTGACAATGGTGCCAGTGGCCGCATACCATTTCATGTATCCTTCGTTTGGAGTAGGTTGGTCAAATTCATCGTAAATGATATTGCCAAATCCGTCTACGACATAAGGAAACTGATCATATTCGTAGCCGTACTGATCCCTAATACGAACTGCATTGTCAATATATACATCAGTGGTAGAAATGTTGCTCAGTACAATTGACCCTGTAGACAATGTACTGGTACTTGGCTGTGCATTTAAAAATCCAGGCAACCCTTGCTCGTTGGTATGCCCTGCTGGAGGAATAATTTCCATAACCTCGCCGATGTGAGGCCTGTTGTTTAAGTCAGGTACAAACACCTCAACTCGTCCACCAGTTGGCCAGTAGCCAGTTGGATAAAATTGATCCAAATATGGCAATGGATTACCTTGGCCGTCAACTCCTTGTGGGCTGAACGGGTAGGCTCTAAACGGAGGATTAAACACTGTTCCGCTAAAATCTCTCTTACCAAATCCCTTGGCCACTAAACAAAGATTGCCAAAGTTAGCGTTACTGTTAACAATACTTGCAATACCGCCGTTATCGCAAAGGACACCAGTTGAACAGAACAATGTAAACACCGATACCAACTGTGCGTAACCGTTGTTTGTGACTTTAATACCAACACCGCCCTGGGTGACCTGGGTATATGCATCATAAACAAACGATTGAATTGGACTACGATCACTGATCACAGAGCCGTCAACTAAACTTCCCCCCATGCTACCAATCTTGTCCGTCTTACGTTGGTCCCATGTGGTAGCATTACCTGTATAGGCTAAACTCTTTTCTTCTACTTGAGAGTCTTGTAGTGGAAAAATTAATACATCGCCAAAATATAAAGTGGCATTATTACCAAAACCAATAGTACTGGTGCTCAAACCAATTTGATATGTTCCTGTAGATAGTCGATTAACCGCTGTAATTCTCGGAGCAATGACACATCACTGCCATTAAGACCGGTCAAACTAACTAGGCCACCGCCTGCGTATACCGGAGGAGCAGACCTTGGTCCATTAGTGATAATATCGCTAACAATGTTAAAGTTTCTTCTAACAGCCTGCTGGGGCATGTAATCCCCACCATACTGGAAGAATGGATTGATAACCTGTGTAGCCACTGTGCCAGTCACTGATGTCACTGGTGTATTTGCAATAACGGCCAAAGCTAGATCTCTAGCATAACTGATAGCCAAAGTCGTTGTGGTTACCTGATTGGCAACATAGTTAAATCCTTGGTTCCAATAACTTAATCCTGCCTCAACACTCTTTTGATTTCCACCTAATAGAATATCTTGGCTGACCGCATCAATAATTAGACCCGTATCTCTATAGCACAAATCTTGATTGTAACTAAATGACGTTGGATTAAACACTTGATCAAGATATGAAATTGTTTCTGCTACAATAAATTCTTTGTTAGCTTTGATTATATTGTAGGCATTAACTGTGGCAGTCGATGTACTGGCTGTTAACGAAATAGGTCTTATAGCGGCCGCAACTGACGGGCCATTAGTAATAATATTAGTAATAGTGTTGATACTAATTCCAATAGCCCGGGCGTCACTGATCGAACCTGTTGATAATCCTGTTACAGGTTTGACAAGTTTTTGTAAGGTATTAATTGGATTACCAACAATTAAAAATTGTGTAAGACTACTGATAAAATCAAATGCCATTGTGGTGGCTGTAGTTTCATCAGGAATTACCGTGGTTCCGTTGGAACTGGCATAGTAGCTCAACCCGCTCTGTATTGCTTGACGATTTCCGCCATGTAAAAGATCAAATGCAATACTTTGTATAATATAACCTACATCTCTAGCACAGGTAGCAGTGCTATAAACAAATCCAGGGTTATTGGCATTTACATAGGCCACAATTTCTTGCGCCATGTAGTTGGTATTGGTTGTTAGTAGATTTACAGTGTTCTGTACACTTAACAATTTACTAGGTGGGCCATTTGGCACAATTAAATCTGTAACACCTTCTATTCTACCATTTAGAATATTTAGAATTGTTGCAAATTCAGATCTAATGATTCCAACCTCGTTGCTGGTAGCATAATTGCTAGCAGTTGTTTGAATTCCGTTAGTATATCTAAATACACCGACCAATGCATCAGTGGCAGTGGTAATATTTTGAACAACTTTAACACTTAAATCTCTCAAATAGGTAATTGCGCTAATTGTAGGATTAATTTGATCTTTAATTAGACCAGTATATCTGTTTTGAGTAAAATATTGTAACCCTGCAAATGTTGATTGACTATGTGTAGGAGTTGGATACAATAGATCGGCCGCAATACTATCAACAATAATTCTAGCATCTCTCCTGCACTTAATTTGATTATAAGGCAATAATTTTGCAGGTATCGATAGATTATAATTAATATGATTAATTACATTTTCTTGAATAAATGTTCTGTTGGCCTGCAATAAAGTTTCAGCACTGACAAATGCCGCATCTGGGCCTGTACTGGTGTAGATAGCAGGAGCAGATGATGGCCCATTTAAAATAATATTTGTTGTGATGTTTAGTAATTTCTCAACAGAATCAATGGCAATTGCTCCGCCGGTTAATGCAGTATTTCTAACCTGACTAGCAACAGGAATTCCAACAGGAGGAATTAATACTGTGCATGAAGAATTTACAATAATTTGTTTAGCCAGATCACCAATATAATCAAAGGCACTGACTGTTTGAGTTTCTTGTCCGGCAATTACACTGGTTACACCTCGATAATAAGCTAGTCCGTTTTCTACACTCTTTTGATTTCCGCCAAAAGCTAAATCGTAAGACATGTTTTCTACAATAATACCTGCGTCTCTGTAGCATAGCTGTCTGTTATAATCAAAGTTGTTCATTGTCCTGTCAAGGAATGCAATAACTTCAGCTTGAATAAATGGGATATTCCTAGTCAATAGATCGTAGGTGTTCAACACACTGGTAGCAGTGTTTTGTGTTAAATTAATTGGAGTTTTTCTGTCAGCTTCGGGGGGCCCGTTACGTAAAATTCTAGTTATTACATCAATATTATTTTGTAAAGTTGTAACCTCATAGCTACTACCGTAGGTAGATGTGGTGTATTGTGTTACTGCTGTTTGATTTGGACTTAGAATAAGTTCCGATTTAACAATATTAGGAATAATACTTTTAATAAAATTGTAGGCCGCAGTAGTAGCTGGGATTTCATTAGCAATCTGTGTAGCAGTTGTAGAAAAATTATAGTAATAAACACCACTCTTGATACTTTGAACGTTACTATTATTACCAATTCCTGGATGCAAGAAGTCAAAACTTACGCTGTCAATAATATAGCCCACATCCCTGTAGCAGGTAGCAGTAGTATAATTTAAACTAGGATAAGTAGCATTCACATAGTTAACTACCGCTTGTTGCATTGCGGCTTTGTTGGCCTGTAATGCATTATAATCAGTAACAATAGATCCAACTGTTGTAGGTAATCCGCCGTATGTAACTTGATCAGAGATGCCTATAAGACCAGTACTGGTGCTGACAATATTGGTAATAATGGTAAACAATGCATCTACTCGTGTTTGATTTCCTGGGCTAACATAGCTATGAGTTAAATTCTTTAGGTAATTTATTGCACCGACAGTTGCAGTTAATTCTGAATAAATTTGACCGGTATATCCGTCTTGATTCCAATATTGCAATCCAGCAAAGTTACTATCACTGGTACTGTTATACAACATATCTTCGGCAACGGCATTAACAATCAATCCAACGTCTCTAGAACATTTAGTTTGATTATAGGTAAAAGATCCGCTATTGAATGTGTTATCTACAAACGCAACAACCTGTGACTGTATGAATGGTTTATTAGCCAGCAACAATGTACGAGCATTGAAGAATCCTGGATTTTGTTGTCCAGCATTTATACTTTGACCAATTGAAATAGATCCTGTGCTAACTGATACCACAATACTTGTGGTGTTAGCCAGCCATGTGCCCGTTCCCACAGCCGAAGGAACTTGAACTGTTTGGTTAGGGACAAACATTGTCCCATCTTTTAACCAAGGTCCGCTTTGATTGGTACAGTTTTGTACATACGGAGAATGGAATAGGTCGATTCTATTATCACCAGTTTGTGGTGGAAATGCTGTTGCATAAGCACCGCGGTTAACTCCGGCAGTGTAAGGTCCTTCAAGTAGACCACTACGACCATTTAAGAATGTCATGTAGTTAAGATAGCAACCACTTTCTAAATGGAACAGGTCTTGTGTTTTATTGATCGGTTCAATAAAAGTTGTACGAATATCAGCGCCTCTAACAGAAGTATAAGGTTTTAGTCTAATAGGATTATCTTCTAGATAACGGCCTGCACTGACTAAAATTTGTGTACCTGGTTGAAAATAAGGACTGTTTACTGCACCAGAAATTGTTCGGCACGCTCTGCTAGCATCCATAGCACGGCCGTCGTTGGTGTCATTACCATCTACTGTTACATATAAAGTATTTGTAACTACAGGTGCAGTACCTATTGGGTTATTACCTCGAACTCGAATTTCACCGAATAGATCGGTCATGCCTGCACCAAGTGCAATTGTGCCTGAACTGGCTGGAATGCTTAAGAATTTGCTGTAGACATCGTTTAGGTATTCATCAGTAAAATTATTACTAGGATAAACAGTACCGCCTATAGTGATGTCTTTAGAAAAACTAGCACCACCTTTGACCTGTAAAACTCCGGTGTTTGTTGAAGTTGTATCTTCAGTGGCAACAATACTAACACGGTCCACACTAAGTTCACCGCCTCTTGTGCCGCCGGTGTTGGGATAGTATACTAGACCGCTTTCTGTTTGCTGTTGATTATTAGAAAAACTATTATAAGGACTTTGGACATCCTCATATAAAATTCCACTAGTCGGAGCTCTTTCACCAAATATCAAATAATAAGGGCTAGAATTGTTATTGGTTAAAATTACTACTTGAGAACTGGTTGTTGCTGTGTTGGCCTGTGCAATACGACCATAGATGAACCCGCCTACGTTTAAATCTTTTTCAATACCGACACCGCCGGTAAAATAAGCCGAACCGGCTTCTCTGTGAGCAATGGTGTCGTATACTTGATTAGGGTCTTGAGGAATTAAATAGTTAGCCGCTGGGTGGCCAACGTTGTCGGTGCCGAGAGATTTAAATTTAGACCCGCCAGTCTTTAGGGTAAGGTTACCATAGATGTCAGCATCTCTATTAATTTTAGCATTTGCACCAATGTCTACATCATTGTTAACGACTACTTTACCATCACTTTTTGTGGTCAGGTATACGTTACCGTTGGTAGCTGAAACGGTTGCGGTCTTACCGTCTTTATTCGGTGTTACATTTTTCGTTCCTGAAAAGCGAGCCATATCTATTCCTTTGATGTATTTATTAAATTAATGGATTCGCATCTCAACTGAATCAATTAATACCGGATCTTTATGAGGCCAATCCGGATGAGCTCGAAATCTAATCACTACCCCAAAGGTATTGTTTTGAACATCCGATACAGATATACTTTCTGCATTCCATATACTGATTTCGGAACCATAAATTTTTTGAGGAAGTATATCTCTAGTGGCTTGATTTTCTCCCAGGGCAGTACCGTCAAGGCAAAGCTCGACAGTGTCATCTGTTGCTCTGCCATAGCGTCTGGTATTCAACCTAACTTCGATACCAGAAATTGTAGCAGGTAAATTTTGAAAATTAAATCCAGTGGCACGTATAAAATAAGTTTTATTTTTTATGTCTAATTTAGGACTTCTTGCTGAATGAATTAAATTTCCATTTGATTGGGCAGATCGGTTGTCTAAACTTTTTATATTATCAAGGTATTCCCAAGCAATATCTATTAATTCTGCACCAGGTTCCGCATATTGATCAACGTGTGATGGTAGTGTCCATGAGGTAGTCATGACAGTATTTACCTGATTTTATTCTATATGTACTAAATGAAAAAGGACTCCGAAGAGTCCTTTCCATGAATCTAATATTATTAGACGTTTGACAGAGTAATGTAAGTACCTGTAGTATTACCAATAGTCCACGGAGCAACTTGACCTGTGGTATAGATCGCTGTGCTTGTATTGTATCTGTTGACCACTGTTGCCTTGTGAGCAGTTAACTTGGTAACATAATAAGATGCACTAGTCCAGTCAGTGGCAATTAAGTTCATCTGCCCTTCTGCAGGTGTATTGCTAGCAACTAACTTGCACTGGCTTTGACCTTCTGCTGTTTTAACTAGATATCGACGACTAGCTTCTTGTTTCATGATATCGCCTAGTACCGCAGAACTTCCGCCAACTACAAACGCATTAACTCTTAAACCATTTTGATAAGAGTTTGTTAATACTGCTGTAGCAGAAGCACCAGTGCCGCCACTGAATGTGATTGCGGCATCAGAAGTAGCAGTATAGCCGCGACCTGGTGTCAATACATCAACACTTTCTAATCCAGAAGTAATAGTTAAAGTTGCACCAGTTCCGCCTGATGGGCTAACTGTAGTTGCCTTAGCACCAGAAGTAAATGCGGTATAGTCGCCTTCTGTAGCAACTGCTACAGTGGCAACACCCCAACTTGTTAAGTTCAAGATTAGACCAGAACCGTTGTGGTCAACACCATCTGCTACTTGAGTTAAAATAGCACCGCCAGTGTTTGCCGGAGCGCCTGCGCCAGACCATACACCCGGAGTGACCACAGTCCACCCACCTGCTTGAACTACACCAGTAACTGCGTTAGTAATGCGAACACGTAAAGGTGTTGTCCATGAACCGCCACTGTATGAACCACTGAATGTGTATTCATCACCGTTGTCAATTGAAGAACCACCGTTGTTTAGTGTTAATCCGTTAGTTTTTAATGCTGTTACAGTCCAGGTAGCAGGTGTTCCTGTTACTCCTGATGTTTGCGTTAATACATTATTGTATGCGTAACCAGAACCTGCCGCTGTAGCAACAGCTGATAGTGCTTTGAAATTTGCTTGAACAGTTGCAGTTGCGGCACCGTCAAACGCAAAGTCTGGGTCACTTACTGTTACTGTTGGTGTTGATGCCCAGCCAGAACCGGCAACAATAGTGCTGTAACTAGCAACACCTTCACCGCCATAACCAGTTGTGCCACCTGTGGCGTGATTTTGATATGGATTATTTAAATTCGCAAAGAATTTCTTTTTAATCGGACGTCCCATTTTGTTTCTCCTTTAATGTGAATCGTTCTATGATCTACGCGGATGGTACCGCATAAACTCTCTGTTAAGAGTGAACAATGTTATTTATGGTTTAGTCAACAAAAAACGCCCCGGAGGGCGTTTTTGTTTTGCTAATAAGCAGTTGATTACTTGAAGCTTACGTTGGCAGTAGTGATAGCTACTTTACCTAGGTAATCACCAGCGTTGCCTAAAGAACTAGCTGTGTTGGTTAGAGCCACGTATCCATAACGTGTCAAGAAACCAACTACTGGTTCAAAAGTTGCTGGGTCAAGAACAACGCCAGAACTCATCAAAGGAATGTATGGGCAATAGAACGCGGCCGCATCAGCCTCGCTAGAACCTTTGTATCCGATAAGAACTTGGTTTGCATCTTGTGCAGTTGTGTCAGTCATGTATGCGTCAACATAAATGCGCATAGCACCGTTCAATGTACCAACAAACTTGGTGTTTGTTGGAGCTTCGAATGTGCCTTCTGTAGTACGAGCAAACGCACTGGTTGTAGCAGACTGAAGAATTGTCAATGCTTGGTTAGAAACAACAGCCCAGTTACCAGAACCACGACGTGTACGTTGAGCAATCAAGTTGCTTACACGGTTGATTTGGATAGCTAGAGCGGCGTGCTCGTCACCAACGAATGTAGCTGTACCAGAAACTAATGACTGGTCATATGTTTCTTCTACGCTGGCTAAACTACGTAGGCTGTTTAGGATCTCTTGATCGATTTCAGCAGTGATTTCTTGTGCCAAAGCGGCCATGATTTCTGCTTCGATGTCAATACCTTGTTGAGCTTGTGCATCTTGAGCGGCCTCGAATGTCCAACGTGCGCTTAGTTTACGAGACTTAGCTTCGACTGGAGTCTTCAAGATTTGAATGCTCATCTTACGGCCTGGTTGACCTTCTAGGCTAGCTGTTGTAGTAGCTGTTGGGTTAGTACCGTCACCAGAGTAAGAACGAGCAATGTTGAATGGGCTTAGAGCTTCTTCACCAGCTGAAACTTCTGATGTACCTTCTGCATAACGAACACGTAGAGTGTGGATCTGTGCAACAGGTCCTGTCATTGGCTGAACACCAATGATTTCGTTAGCGATAACTGTCGGCATAACACGACGGATAACTGGAAGAATCACACGGTTTAGTGTAGCGATGTTACCAGCACTTGTTGCTCCTGCTGTTGCAGACTCACCCAAGTAACGACGTGTATTTTCTAGGCATACGCCCATTGAAGCACGACGGTTACCAGATAGGCCTTCAAGCAGAGCTTCTTTGGTCTCTGACCATCTTTCATTTAATAGTTGTGACATTTATTGTCTCCTTGAATAAATTATTTTAGACCCGCTAATTTGCGGATGTCTAATATATTGTCTAAGCCTACCTCGGGCTTGCTTTCACGATTCCCAGTTACTGCACTGCTCTCAGAAAGCATTGCTTTTTTAGTAGCAACAACTTTCTTCTCGCCTTCCATTACTGTGGGTAGGTACTTGTCAAATGCATCTGCTAACTTTTTAGTCTGTACAGACTCAAGTAGTTGATGCATTAGATCTCTCTTATCAGCACTTAGGGGTGCCAATAATTCAGCCATAACATTTTTACGCTCCATCAAATCTTTAGTAACACGAATTTCGCGGTCTTTAGATTCAACGATAGTTGCTTTTTCTGTTAATGCTTTCTTTGTCTCAGATAACTCATAATCTTTCTTTTGAATGATCTTTAACAATTTGCTTGTTTCAGATTTTTCATTTAGATAAGACCCTGCATATTCCTGAGCAAAAGCTTCATAAATTTTGCGACCAAAATCGTTGCTACGAGCACTGTCAATATCTTCTTTTAATTGCTTGATTTCAGATGTTAACTTTTTAGTAACTGCGTTTTCAACAACCTTAGCACTACGCTTAATGAAGTTTTGTTTAATATCTTCGAACTTGCTCTTAGCTTCACGGACTAACTTAACTTTAGTTTCAGCTAGGTCACGCTTGTCAACAGCAAACTCGTTGATTTCTTTTGCTAGAGCATGTACTACAAACTGCTCTAGTTTAGCAAAGTTCTCACTAACTTTCTTACGATCGTTTTGGAACTCTACTAGTTCTTTACCAAGTTGCTTGATTACAAACCCTTCTAGCTTCTTGCCATCTTTAGACATCTTTTCTTTGTATGCCTTTTTAGCTTCTGCTAGTGATTGCTTGTCTTCATGCAATTCGGCCATTTCTACGGCCAATCTTTCGCTCAACATCTTGTCGATTGCTTCAACCATAACAGTCTTATCATGACTGTATTTTTGTGCAAACTCTTCACGAAGTTCAGCGGTGACTTGGTCGCGATTCTCTTGAATTTTTTCAGCGAATGCAGATTCAATAACAGATTTTGTTTCTTCTGTCATTACACCTGACTCTACTAATTGTTTGAATGCGTCCAACATTTTTTTTCTCCTCGGGCTTATTTTAGACCTTTAATAATTTGAAGAAGTGATTCCTTCAAATATTTCTGGGCCTTTGGATCTTCTTTAACTTCTTGTGCAACACGGAATGCTCTATTCCCGCCGCGAGCATTCATTAGGTGCTCGTAAACAGGGGTAGGATACGCTCCGGGTGCGCTGGGCTGGGCAACCACATCTACCGTAATAATTTCAAAATCAGATACATGGCCGTTCATGTCGTTAACATTGCCGCTACCACGAGAACTAACACCAAGTTTTACTCCGCTTTCAAGCATAGTACGAACTAAGTTACCCATAGGCGTAGGAAGGATTTTCATCTTTCCATAACCATTAGGACCTTCCATCCACATTTGAGTGATCATATGGGATACACGATCCAAATTCACTTTTAAATCATCAGGATGATCAACTTCACCTAACACTGAATAACCATTTTGAATCTGATCATTAAGTGTTTTCACAGCACGTTCAATTTCATCTACTGGGTAAACTCGTTGATTTGCATTGCGAATACCACCTTGAATAGCAATGCCCTTCAAATGAAGTGTTTTGCCATCCTTGTCATCAGACTCGAGTACTACTCCAGCCTGATCAAAACTTAGGTGTTCGCGTAGGTAGCTTAGTTGCATCCTGTTTCTCTAATTATAGTTTTTTCAAGAAAGGCTTGATAGGAGCAACACTGGTTTGACCAGCTTTGTCACCTGAACCAGAACCTACTGGGCCTGGACCTGAACCCTTCTTCTCAGCACCGTGTCCGCCAGCAACTTTAGATAGGTTCTTTACACCCATCTTGCCGCCAGGAACATTACCGTTGCCTGTTTTCATATCTTGTGGGTTCTTAACTAGTCCACCTGTTTTTCCGTTAGGGCTTGTACCGTCCATTGCGCCTTCGCCTGTAGCACTTTGATTAATGCCACCTGCGCCTGCGCCTGTTACTGGCTTACCTTTGCCAGAACTAACTGGAGGCTTGCCTTCTACTGGAGCACTCATCTTTTCGCCAGTGCCGGCACCAACGTACTGTCCTTGTGTCTTTTGGCTGTTCTTGTCCCAATCGTTGCCAACTTTTTCAACGTATTCACGGGTAACACGGCGACCTTCCATTGTGTGGCCGATCATTTCCATTTCGTCTTCGTCACCCATTTCTTCACCGTCTTCTTCGTCACCAAACTCGCTGTCCATGTCCATGTCACCTTCTTCGGATCCATGTGCTTGTTCTAGCTCGGCAAAAGCGGCTTCTAGATCTGCAATAGCATTCTTGATGTCAAAAATTGCTTGGTCTTCTTCACCTTCTGGCTCTTCTCCGCCCATATCGTCGCCGTCGACTTCGATATCAGCGCCTAGGTCGTCAGTGGCATCACCTTCTTCTCCGCCAAATCCGTCGTCTTCGGCATCCATCATGTAGGAATCTTCAAGTTCTTCAGACTCATCAACTTCTTCAGCAGATTCATCCATGTCATCTTCTTTAGCTTCTTCCATGTCGGTGTCGTCGTCTGTTGATTCTTCAACTTCGTCGTCTTCTTCGGCGATTAGGTTTTCATAAATGGTTCTTGACTTTTCTACAACGATCTCATGGAATAGCTCATTGGCTTTATCCATTTCTTCGTTAACTAGATAGTCTAATAATTGTTCAAATTTTGTAGACATTGCGTAATTCTCCTATGTGGTTGCGCGGCAAGGCTGTCAAGTATATTTACACTTGATCCAGAATAGGTATGGGAAACAGGCCAAAAACGAGTCGTTTTTGACTTTTGATAACAGAGTTTTGCCTCTGTTTGGCCTAGTTTTGTTAAAAATATTTAGTTTTAATTGAAAAAAGTTTTATTGGTGTTTATCTTTTTCAATTAATTACTGTGGAGCCGCCTCAGCTGGCGGAGCCGCATACATCTTTCTAACAAGGCCTAATTCTTCTTTTTTCTCTTTATCATGCGTTTCACCGGCTTTTCGTATGTCATTTAACATGCGAAAGGTCAAACGCATTTTACGCAAATCTTTTTGTTTCAAAACACTGGTGTCATTCTGACTCAGATACCTCATGTCTTCTTGAGGGTCTGCATGGTTTCGATCAAAATAGATAAATTCTTTTAGTAGCATGATGAATTATTTATTCATTATTGGGCAGGTGGAGGGGGCGGAGCTTCACCGCCCGGTGCACCTTCTGCTCCGGGCATATCATCAGGCATGTCTTCCGGTGCGGCAGTATTGTCTGCCATGCCGCCTAGATCGCCTGCTATGCCGCCTGCGGTAATGCCTGCTGAACGTAATTCAGCATTAGCTGATAATTTAATATCTTCATCAATATTTTCTTCTTTCCACATTTTTTCGTTTTCCGCGATTTCTTCAGCAGTTAATCCCAAGAATCGTTTCATGGCAAAACGGTTAGACACGAAAGGAATAGCCATCATCACGTTAAATGTGTTGACACGAGCAGTGTCCATTTCTGCTTGACGATAGCTGGCAAAGTTTTGTGGTGGATTAAATTTAACATCAAAGATATTACTGTCAATGTTAATACCTTTGTTATGCAGATACAGTTTAAATTCTGTATCAAACTGCTCATGCATCAGGCTCTGCAGGCGTTCGCAGTATTTGTTAAATCTTAATTCTTGAATGTAAGCAGTTCCGACTCGTCCATCGTTGAAATTTGAGCCGCCGTCATCTGCGCCAGTAGGTAAGTAACTGCTAGGAATCCTAAGAGCCCTAAAAAGTTTGTTCGTAAAGTATTTAAGATCATCAATCTCTCCTAAGTTTGTACCACCTGGAAGAATTTCAACTTTACTGCCGCGACCTTCTGCAGTCTGCGGAAAGAAATAATCTTCATTGATACTTAAAGGGTTGTAGCCTGCATCGACCACTGTTTGACTACCACCTGTATTACTAGGTATTCGTCGCTGATTTACTTCGTTTTTAACACGCTCAACAAAGCCCATGGCCAAATGGCTGGGCATGTTGCCCACATCGATGTAAAATACTCTGCGCTCAGGAGCACGTTGTACACGATAGATAATGATAGCATCTTCAAGTAATTCTTTTTGTTTGAACACTTTAAAAATACTTTCTAAAAGACTGTTACCAAATGGATAGTTGTTATCCAGACCTTCGCTCATGCTGATGTGTATCACATGGCGGGCGTCAATTGTGTATTGATTTTGATTTTGACTGAATCTGCTAGAGTTAGCCGTGGTCGGAAAACTACCAACCATACCTCGTGATCCGCCGGCGCCGCCTTGCCCTGTGCCATAGCTTCCGCCAAATTGACTGCCGCCGCCCTGTACATTGCTGGGTTGAATAGCTGTAGTGGCTAATGTTTCTAAATTAGGATTAAAATCACGGATCACATATTGTTCGGGCTTTTTGCCATCGCTTTCGTTGACAATGATCTTATCAACTTTAGCAGGATCGATGTACATCCATGTTTGAGTTTCCGGATCTCGAACAAAAAATACATCACCATATTTGAATACATTGCGTACTATTTTAAAAATTCTTGTGTAGAACTTGTTCTGTTTGGTCCACTGTTGCAGATACTTTTTAATAATGCGTATTTCTGTGCCGCTGGCCTGTTCTTTGAATGCAACCTGGAAAGGAGTTCCGTTCTCGTCATTCTCTTGGGTGCAAAATTCTGCAAGTATGTCCAGTGCCGCATTAACTTCACTGTCCCAGTCCATGGTATCGTACTGTCCATAGCGTTCTAAACGATTCGGATGTCCTGAGTATACATCGGGCAAATAGCTAGAATAGTTAGTTCTGCTGGGATTTGCGCCGCCGCCTGAACTCATAGCCCCACTAACTGGACTCAGCTTGCCAGTGGTGTTTACGGGTGTAAAATATTTTTTCCAGCTCATATATTATGCCAATTGAAATAGGTCGGGGTTAAGAACTTTAACCGCATCATAGGTCCTTCGACTGTTGTCAGCAGTGATCTTAGCCTGCACTAGTAGTTGTTCGCTGATGTTATTTAAGCCTCTAATCACATTTAATAACTCACTATTGGCGGCTCCGGATACCATTCCAATCATCTGTTCGGGAGTCATTACACTTTCAGTACCATGTAGGGTAGCCGGAGTTCCTGATCCCCAATTTTCAAACAGCTTACCAGTCATGCCCAAAGATCCTGTAGCTCTGGGTGTACTTGCCGGTGGAACACTAGGCTTATTACCGCTCAGTACCTCTTTAATAATATCATCCTGTATTTTAAGAGCCGACCTTTGTTCCCTAATTTGCGCATTGTAAGTACCTTCCCACCCTTTACCTCCAGGAGCATCCCTCAGTGCTTCCAGTCTACTGATTTCTGCATTTATCGTTTTCTTTTGGCCTTCAGCGTCGGATAATCTTTTAGCAGGATCTTCACCAAACAACAATCTAGCAATTGCACTATTCCTTCTTAGAGCATTGATAATAAATTCTAATACACTTTCCATTAAGCCTGCCAGCATGGGGGCTACATCGTTTTTCCAAAAATCACTAATGATTGGACCAAATAAATTTATCATAATATCTTTATTGGCTCTCCAGGCCTCGGCCATAGCATCCCCTAGGACTTTAAACACTCCATTGAATTTTTCTTTGTAGTCTTTTCCATCGCCCCAGGCTTTCTTTAAATTACTAAATGTAGTTTCAAACCAACTGGCTACGTCTTTAACTATTTTTCCAAATTCTTCACTCCTTATTAAATTACTAATAGCAGTAAACACAGTGTCAGACAAACTTATAATTCGATCCATAAAAGGGCCTAACGCAACATTCAATAATTCTCTGACTTTAGATCCGAATTGTGTAAATCGCATTTCTAGCTCACCAAGTGCACCTGCACTGCCTTTTGCCGCATTTTTTTGGTCTTCAGCAATCTTGGCCTGTACTGCTGTCATACTGTTACCGTTAGCCTTCAGTAACCTTTGCATTTTAATAAATTCATCCGGTATCTGACCTGCCAGCATACCCGAGGCTTTTTGCTGATCAGAGAACATGTCTAAAGTTTTACCAGACGCTATTGCTATCCTACCCATGAACTCTAAAGTAATTTGTGTTTGTTTTTTGGCATCTCCTTTGGCCGCGGCCATATCTTTTCTGTACTGTTCCCCAGCAAGACTTGCCCCATTACTAAACACAGCTAAGTTTGCTCCCGCTTCACTAACTGGAATATCTAATCCTCTCAATCTGGCCTTAACTTCTTCTACTGCGGCTTTACCAAAGGGAGTTGCGGCTTCTATAGCCGCCATTACTCCGGCTTTATCTGCCTTATCCAGCCCATCAACAAATGACATCCATAGCTGGTCTCTTTCAACTTCTTCAATTTCTTTCTGTACTTGATCTCGGCGTTTTCCAGTTAGTTTAGACAGCATGTCTAGATTTGTTAGGTAATCGTTTGTTGCTTTTGCCAACTCACTTGAATTAGACATGTTCTCTTTAGAACTAATACCCTGCATTTTCATCACAGTGGCTAGTCCACTTGCGGCCTGATCAGCAGTGTAGCCCAATCCCATAATACCTCTAGCATACGGACTACCGGGTCCTAATAATTTTCCGCTGGCCTGTGTAAATCTTTCAATTCCTGTATTAATATTTCCGCCACCAAAGGCCGCTAAGGTTTCACTATTTTGTGTAATAACGTTTACAAATTGTTCCAACCCTAATCCAGCCTGAGAAGCCATTCTCGATATGTCAAACAGACTGCCACCAAATGTGGCTCCGACTACCGCAGTACGTCTGTAAAGATCTAGATAATTTTGACCTACTTGTGCAATTTGAGAAAAAATATTAAAAACTTTTCCAATCACAGGGAGGTCTTGAAACACAGCAATAAAATCGCTCAGCCTTGCTCGACCGTCCATGGCTTTTTTGGTAAATTCTACAAAGTTTTCACCTAGATTAACCATGTGCCCAATAAAACCGCCTATGATCGATCCTGCGTATCCAACAACTTTAGACAGTGCGTTAAATGCGACACCTAACGCTTTTGAGGCCACTCCGGCTACGGTAGCTACAGTTCCCAGGCCTCTAATACCGCCTACCGCGCTGGCCGCGGCCCCTGCTAGACCGCCGGCACCTCCCCCGCCGCCTGCGGCACCGGCACCTCCCGCTGAAAGACTAACCAGTCGTTGCAATAATGCCGTTTGAGCACCGGCTTGCGTTAAGAGGTCTTGTAGTATTGCTAGTTCGGCACCGTTCATAGATTAAAAATGACCATTAAATGTGTAGATAAATAAACTTGAATTATCTTTATATAGTTTATTTATCGGAGAAAAATATGCAGAACACTCAGTTTTCAAAAAAAGCCAATCCTTTGTCTGGTTATATGCGCCAACCAAAGATCTATATCACACTTCCCAGTGGAGGCAATTTTTGGACACCCGGCAGTTTAGAAATGACCGAAACTGGAGAGTTTCCTGTTTACTCAATGACTGCTCGAGATGAACTGCTATTTAAAACTCCCGATGCATTACTTAACGGACAGAGTGTAGTCGATGTAATTCAAAGCTGTATGCCCAATATTAAAAATGCTTGGGACTGTCCTACGATTGATTTAGACACTATTCTTATTGCAATTAGACTGGCCACATATGGCGACAAAATGCCATTTGCGCACAAAATTCCAGTGATCAACGAAGAAGTAGAGTATGAACTTGATTTAAAAGTTCTGTTAAATCAACAGCAGGCTAATCATTGGGTTGAACAGGTGGTTATTAACCCCGACTTTATTATATTTGTTAAACCCCTAACTTATAAGCATCTTACGCAGACCAGCATAAAAGGGTTTGAAACCAGTAGAATTATGAGCATGGTCAATGATGAATCTATCCCCGAAGAGCAAAAGTTAGAAATGTTCGGCACTAGTTTTAGAAATCTAACCAAAGTGACCATTGACCTAACAGCTGACAGCATTTATAAAATCGTTACGCCAGACGGTGAAGTGACCAATGCAAAATTCATATCTGAGTTTGTACACAATGCTGATAAAGAAATTTTCCAAGCAGTACAGGAACATCTTAATAGCCTAAAAGAAAATAATAAACTGAAAGATTTAGAGTTCGCCACTACCGAAGAACAACAAGAAGCAGGAGCACCTGCTAGTTATTCAGTTCCTATCAACTTTAATAATTCAGATTTTTTCGCCAACGGCTTTTGATTCTAACTCTTCCTCAAATTGAGGAGGAGGTCAAACGGATGGATGAAGAATCAAAAGCCTTAAAGAAAGAAATTTATAAGTTGGCTTGGTTCATGCGCGGCTCGTTGAGCATAGAAGAAGCATTCTCTATGGATCTCATGGATCGAGATATTCTCATAGAGATTATAAAAGAAAATCTAGAAACTGCTAAAGAAACCGGATTACCGTTTTTTTGATTCAGGGATTTTAGCCGCCGCCAATCTTTGATCAATCTTTTGTATAGAAGCTTTTAAATCGGCTATTTCAGCATTGCCAGCGGCCGTGCTTGCAGGAGTCGACGCAGGTGTACTTGCAGGAGTAGTTCCGCCAGCACCGCCCCCTCCTCCTTGAGCGTAGTAGGGATCAGGACGACTTGGGTCTCCAATACCACCTAGGCCATATCCGCCTTGAGTACTACCGAATGATTTTCGTTGACGGGCTGTATGATATCCAGCACCTAATCCACCTGCCGCGGCACCTATTGTCTGTCCAATACCACCAGCAGTTGCGGAGGCCACATCCCCTACGCCTTGTGCCACTGTAGATCCTAAGTCGCTTGCACCTCTAACAAATCTTTGGGCTCCGCGATTAAGAGCACCGGTGGCATCAGCAACTCCTGCCCCGAATTTAGTTGCATCATCACCTGACTGTGCAGAGTTTACATAATCCCACCACGATTTCTTTTCAGCATCGGACGCACCCGCAGTTGGAGCAGTGGGTGCAGGTCCTGTTGGAGCAGGTGTAGTATCGCCAGTAGGTCCTGTGGGCGCACCTGGTGGTGTTGGAGCAGTAGGAGCAGGACCTGTTGGCCCGCCTGCTGGAGGAGTATTTTTACCCGGCAAAGGTACAGGAGCACTTGCTGTTTTTGCGGCCTTTTGTGCGGCTAATCTTTGTGCAGGAGTAGTTTGACCTAATGTATCACCTCCTACATCTGTAGTATTTGAGGCCTGTGCATTTCTAGCCTGAGCCTGTGCTTGTTGTGCTCCCGGAGCACCTGCCGCTATTTGACGACCTAGAGCTTGCCCCTGAGCATTTGAAACTTCTCTTCCAAAATTATTTCTCCGAGCTTCGTCTAAACTATCTACTAGGTGTTGGATTTTCATATTTGTTCCTCGTATCCGATACTTTATTTATATTCATCATCCTAAAGTGAACTGCGTTCACTTGCTCTTTCGCTCACGCTCAGAGCATTGTTACATCGAAGATGTTTAAGTATTATCCAGATTCTTCGGTCACACTTCGCCCACACAGGGCGAAAAATGACATTATCCGAGTTCGAACAATCACTTAGTGTTAGAGCATTACAGTGGCGGTTGACCGGTACCACGAGCTCCGTCTTCATTACAACGGCAATATACAGATGCACACTAACGCATTTGTATATCCAGGGTTTTTCTCCCTTCCTTTTGCCTATACTTTCCTTTTCAAACAATCAAATCGCAGGGCTTAATAGCGATCCTCATCCTTTCGGGTAGTGATTGAGTACTCTTTACGGCGAGAGATTTCCATCCCTGTGACCCGAGGTCCAGGTTTAGGGCGCACGAAATTGGCCAGCGCCAGCCTTTTTACCGTTTAAGGAGCCTAAATTTTAGATTTTATATGGGAGCCATGTACACGGACTTGTATGTGTCCGTTGTAATAATCATCGGATTCTAATACTTTGCGGTCGAATTGTTCTCGGGCCTCAACGTAAGATGTTTCTGATTTGCTTTTACAATAATACAATATTTCTCTTGTAAAATTTTCTTTGCCTATGGAGTTGATATCTGCTGTTAAATTAGGACTGGACCCGTAATATTCCTGCCAGCCACTATCGATTTTGCTTCGAATCTTCTTTTTCTTCTTGGTGCCGTTCTTTAACTTTACAGTCTTGTAGGTCGTTTTACTAAACTTTGATAATTTTTTGCCAATATACTTACGTCCCGAAACAGTGTTGGTGATTAGATACACAAATCCAACACAGTCATCGGGCAATTCATTTACTGTCTGTCCTTGATAGGTCCAAGACATTGGTCACTTAGCGGCCTTGGCTTCCTTGCGAGCATTCTTCTCAGCAGTGATTTCGTTGCGACGAGTTTTGACCTGCTTGCCTAATTCTGCTAGGGCCTTGCGGGCACGAGTACCTGCCGCGCTGTTACCTGATGTAAATTTATCATCTTCTGCTAGGAATTCTTCAAAGGTCTGTTTCATTTGTTCTGTTGCGTTGTCCATTTTTTGTTCCTTTTGGTCTACCGACCGGTTTAGTATTGGCCCTCTTCCAGGCTAGTTTTTCTTCTTTTTCTTTTAGTTTGTTAGCTCTAAAATTCTTTGTATGCTCTTGGCTCACATCTCTGCAGGCCAGTAGCAGTTCTCGTTCCAGTTTCATCATGGCCCTTAGGCTCTTTCTTACTCCTAGTCCAGTATCATACCCTCTAGTGACCGCAAACACATGATGGTAGTTATGCAAATTTACTGCATGCTCCACATATTTTGAATATAAATCGAGATACTTTTGTAAAAGGTCATTCGACATAGTCTGTATCGTTACTATAACTGGTAAATCCGTTTTCTTTTACCACACGAAGCACATTATTGACCCTGCCAACTAATTCATCCTTATGTGATATCAAGTATATATTCTTATTGCGTTCACGGGCCATTTTTTTCAGTACAGCTAATGCTGACTCGACTCCTGCTGAGTCCATTCCGGCATCTACTAATTCATCAATAAACAATAAATTAATGCTTTGATATAGTCCTTCCCAAACATCACGGAAGGCAAAACTCATTGATAAAATCAATCTGTTGCGTTCCCCGCGCGACAGATTATCAAAATCTAGATCTTGTCCTAACTGTGTGATTTCTACATTCAGATCATTTTGGAAAATAACCTGATGTGGTAAACCTAGCTTGTCGATATAATAACTTAATCGCCTGTTCAAATAGGTTAAATTTTGATCAATGATTTTCTTACGAATAAAACTGTCTTTATTGGTCAATAATTTATACAAAAACTCTTGATGATCTTTTAGCTTGGTAAGTGAGTTAATACTTTCCCAATCAATTGTTTGAATAGCAGTTTTCTTTAACTCGTCAATTTGTTCAGCATAGGGATTGTTTTCTATCGCCTTAGCCTCCAGTGATTTTTCTAACTGATCCAGGTTGTTCTTGTGTCCTAATGCCTCTGCTTCGGTTTCGTAGAATGTTGCGGGCTTTTTAGGCAATATGCCTATTCCGGCAATTTCTTCTGTAATCTGTTTTAGCTGGGCTCTTATCCGTTGCCAATATTCGTAGGCTTCGTCGTGATGTTGTACAGCGGTAGCAGTCATTTCTTCATGCTTATGATCGTGAAGCTCTTGTTCACAAGCATGGCATGTCTTGTTTGCTAGACTTTCAAGCTCTTTTGTATACTTCGCTAGACTTTTCTCCGCTTGACCCACGGCAGATTCTAGAGTTGCCTTTTGTTTGTTTAAGTTTCGAATTTTAGTATCGTTATCAACCCATTTTTGTAGTTCGCCGTGTGCAGATAGTTCTGCTTCAATATCTACAGACTCCAGATTAACAATGGCTTTGCCTAGATTTTCTAATTCAGTTTGCTGTTTGTTATCCCAAGCCGAACTTTTTAATTGCAGGCTATCGATACTTTTTTGTACATTTTCGTTAGCTGTCTTTATGGCATTAACTTTGAGTTCTTCAGCATTGATTTTTTCTTTAGTTTCTTTAACTAGAAGTTTTAATGCTTCTGCTTTTTCACTGAGTAGGGTAATGCCCAATAATTGTTCAATGATTTCTCGCTGATCCGCGGCCTTCATTGACAGGAATGGCTCGGTGTAGGTGTTTAATGCCACTAGATGCTTGAACATTGTGTGCGACATTTCCAACATCTGCTCGATGGCTTTCTGTGTTTCTCGGCTGTCGCCTTGACTGTCATCTTCAACTTCTTCGGTTTTTATTTGTGCATCATTGACAAACAATCTAAGAATATTAGGTTTGCGACCTCGCTCGATACGATAAAGATTACCGCCTTTTTCGAACTCAACAGTGACCAACATGCCTTTTCCGTTGATCTTGTTGATCAGATTTTCTTTGCGTATATTGGTTAAGGCCTGCCCGTACAGCGAATAACTTAGGGCATTGATAATGGTAGTCTTACCTGTACCATTCCTTGATCCTGTATCATCACCGCCGAGGTCAAGATTACTACCCAAGACTAGGGTTAGCTGTTGCTTATCAAAGTCTACTGCCTGGGTTTGATTGCCCACGCTCATGAAGTTTTTTACGGTTAAACTTTTTATTTTGAACATCAGAGATTATTATAAATTTCAAGTAAGGTACTACGATCAAACTGCTCCGATTCAATATTAACCAATTGCTCGGTTACAATTTGATCCACGCTTTCAAATTTGGCATCTGGGTTATCGTCTATGGTACCTTCTAGATTTGTTTTATCCTGTATTAGACTAATTTCTCTAATATCATAATCATTAACAAAGGTTTCTTTGATAAAGTTTGCTTCTTCAAAGCTGATGTCGATATCAAGGTTGACCTTGAGATGCATCTTGCTTTTCATGATCTCATCTTTGCGATCAATTAGATCGCTGAGTTTGAGTACTCTATACTTTGGACAGTTGGGCCAGTTGATAAACTCGGGCTCCTTGCCCCACTCGAGAGTCATCATACCTCGTTCGTCGTCATAGTTATCGGCAAAATTATGAGGAAACGCATTTCCAATATACCAAATATTGCCTTTGTTCTGTCGTTTGTGGAAATGTCCACTGAACACGTACTCTGGTCCGCTGAATGCGTCAGCCTTGAGTTCGCCGTGATCTGGCATCTGTACCATGGCATTCATAAAGAATAAGGGCAATTCTAAATGACCAAACACATATCTGCTCTTGATCTTTTCCATAGAACGCCATTCGTTCCCTACCAACCACGGAACAAGGGTAACATCATCAAGAGTTGTTATACCATCTACAACGGTAACTCCTGGAATGTGGCGACCAAACGCCGAGGAATGAATGTCTCGCTTGTCTTTGTAAAACAAATC